TTATGCAAGTGTTTGCAAAGGAAAGAGCGGAAACAAATAAGGTAACATCCGAAACATTATTAAACCTAATGAAAGCCGGTGTGGATATTAAGGAAATTAATTCTATCTTAGACCTAAATTTAACTACTTTGGATTATGTCGCAGCACAAAGAGCAACAAACACAGGACAAGCTAATCAAAATCAAGGATAAATTGCCAGATGGAGTTATCAAGCAGTCTGTAGAAGAAAAGTTAAAATACATTAATAAGCCAATAAGAAAATGATTTTTTGCAAGGATTTAGATAAAAGTTTTAACACTTCGGAAGAAATGTTTAAAGCTATTGTAGATAACAAAGCAAACCTAAAGGCTTTGAAGAAATCAGCGGTAAAAGAAGCTGATGGTTTTTCTTGTATTATATCTGATTCCGAAACTAAAAAAGGATTGGTTACTAAAGATAATATCGCTATTGAAGGCAACCCAACAGAGATAAAAGTAAGGGTAGTTGGTAATACAACTAATTTACTAGATTCTCATGGAGATATGCATGTTGATGGTATTTGGAAAAGAACCGATAGTAAAGTAATCAGCCAAATATGATTTATCCAATTGTTCAACTATCGACGCATTCTCGACAAATCTTTTTACATCTACTAAAGATTTCATGGCAGTAACAGGCTGCCTACGCTCTGCCTTGCTTTCGATATCTAATTTTTCTGCTTCGGTTAATGGAACTTTAGTAACATCATCTAGCGAACTTTTACCAGCAACAATAAACTTACCAGCAAACTTTAAATTAATATTTTTGCTATCAATTGCAGTTTCAGAGTTTGTGATAATCTTATAAAGTGCATCAATCTTAGATGGTCCCTTAAACCAATTTCCTACGCCAGATGTTAAATCTGGAATATGGATGATGTTAGCCCACTTGAAAGTTGTAGTTTCTCCGTCCGAATACCTATAATTAATATTGAAGTCGTTTATCTTCTTAATTGAAGCATCAGATAAAACTATTCTGTCTTTCATCTTTTGCATTTCCAATGGCATTTCCATTTTAGATGAATCAAGAAAATAAGAATTGTTCTTATCGTTGGTTACCACCTTGCTATAAGTATAGCAATAGGCATTACCTAGCATTTTCCAGAATTGATAATCCCAAAGGTATTGATTTCGTTGCTGAAAGTAATTAGGCTTTTTAATGAAATCCAAAAACGGATCTGACTCCTGGTTGATGTCGCCCTTATAAACGTAAACCTTACCGAGCGACATCATATTACAGCATAGTTGAAAAACCTTTAACGCTGCAGGGTTTGAAAATACGACTTCTAACTTTCTGATATCATCGCTAAATTCCTGATAACTAGCTATAGGATTAACGAATTGGCTCGAGTACCTTTCAAAAAGCAAAGGATTGACATATCTGTCAAGCCCCATCCATTCTGCTACATTCTTTTGTATCCAGTTCAAACCTTTTAATTATTTCGTGCTAATATACGAAAGTTAAATAAATATCAAACAAAATAGTTAAACCGTTATTATTCCCTGCTCTTGAAGCCAAATAGCGATATATCGCAATGGGTCCATTAAGTGATTGTCTGAATCTTCTGGTTCTTCTAAAACAATTCCATATCTATCAACCTTACGGCTATAGTTTTCTTGCTCATATTTGAAGTTTTCGCTACACGAGGTATAGTAAACCTTAATGTCATTTAACAGGTCGATACCGTCAACTATGGATCCAGGCAGTTTAGAAGCCGCAACCGCGTACTCCCATCCAGAATTACGTAAAGCTATTATCTTAGCCTTACGGTTGTTATCACAGATAACCATATTATTCTTATTGATGGCTAATCTGGTAAACATCCAAGAAACTAAACCTTCATCCGATCCATCAATCTGCATTCTTTCGGTATCTGTTAATTTAGTGCGTATAATATTCTCACACTCATAGTTTAGCTCACGAATATATAAACCGCCATCATAGTATTTAGCTTCCAATATACCCCATGGATCAACAGATCCCCAATCGACAGAGTTATAAACAACCGTATCTATCTTTAAATATTCATCTAATGATATTTCGTTAAACTTGAATATCCTGTTTGGTCGTTCTGCCTTTAGCCCTAATCCGTAAACCTGCCATTTAAATTCATCTGCACTTTTCTTAAACTCATTTTCTCTACACCTTGAAAGCTCTTTAATTTGCTTTGTGGTGAATAGTAATTCGTTTGTAACTAAATCATACTCTTTAGCTTTTTCTTCGCTTAAAACTTCTGAAATTACTATTTCTGTTAATTTTACGGGTTGATAAGAAAGTATCTTTCTTTTTTGCTCGTCAGGACAGAAAGGATTGTCCTTAAAAGTTGAATGTATAACAATTGTTCTTGGATCTTTTTTTAAATCATCTATGAAGTGGGCTTTCTTTGGATTCCAGTCGATTAGTATGAAGTCAGAGGTTCTTTGATCTACTTGATCGAACGTATCCTTAGAAATTTTGTAAGGCTCGTTAAACCAAGCGCAATCTTGAGTTAATCCATGTACGGTTTCTTCGTCATCAGTACCATGAATTTCGAAAGTGCTTCCGGTATCATATGTAAAAATAGATTCGGTCTTATTGAATATTTGCTCATCACCATAACGGCCTGTTTTTTTTAGGTGCTTTAGCGTATCATTTAAAACCGTTTTTTTGCAATCGGTTTTAGTATCTCTCCAAACAGTCATACGCTTGTTCTCGTTTGAACGTGCATAAAGGTCGTAAAGGTCTATTAATGAAATTGTCTTGCTTGAACGACTTGAGCCCTCGTTAATGATATATTTATAAAGTCTTTCGCCCTTATCATTGACAGCGTGTATAGCTTCCCAATTCTTTTCGAAAACGATTGTTGCTTGCATTAATCATCTTCATTAGGTTTAACTATCTCGATAGATAGTTTTTTAGGAGCTGGCGGGGTTTTTTGAGAATTGTCTTTTTCAAATAAACCTAGATGTTTACCTAAATCTTGTAAGGCCCGAATCTTATCAAATATTTTAACTTCTTTGTTTGTTCCTACAACTACCTTTCTACCCTCATCATCTTCGCCCCATTCCTCTGTAGACTTTATGGATGCGATTGCTCCAGCAGATTTATCGTCTAATTGCTTAACATGAACTAAACCGCCGTCAACATCGTAGATTTCCCTTATATCAAAGAAAGCTATTTTAGCGTATTCTTCAATTAATCGATCTCTTGTTACGCCATGTTTTGACGAGTAATTTTCCCTTAACTTAGCTAGGTATTCCTGCACATCTTCACGTTGCAAAACTTGATAGCCAGATTGCTTTGCTGTGGCTTCTGAAAAACCTGCGTAAATAGCTGATTCCGAAGCGTTTAACGTCTCGAAATATTTATCAGCGAATTTAATGTGATTATCTTGCATGGTAAAGAAAAGTAAATATACTAAACATTTTTATATTGCTGCTGGAAAAGTTCATCTTTAATAGTTGATGTCTAATAATTGGTTTTTGCTTAATCTGATTTTTACAACTTTACTTTCAAAGTAACTTTTGTTTTCTGTCTTAGGATGGAATGACATAAACTTTCCTGCATTTGGATAACAATTTTTAATAATCTTTCCTGTATTAAGTTCAATGTCATATTCTTGTTTATCGTAACCATATTCGTGGTCGTATTCCTGCCATTCATTTGTATATTTCATAACTTACTCCACTTAATTTGGTTTTGTTCATCTTGTTGTTCTGTTATGCCTAGTTGGGTGAGGATTTCGGAACGGTCAAGCATTGGATCTTGTGTTGGTATGTACGATGTTATTGATTTTATTATTTTTGATTTAGAATACTATATATTCAAATCTTCACTTGATTTCAAATATTCATCATTACATAAAGGCTGGTCATAAATTCCATTTTCCGACCACTTAAACTCTATCTTTATCATTTGGTTCTAAATCAATTTCCTTAATGATTATTTCGCTTATCTCGATCGAGTGACCCCATCCATTCATTGCTTTCATAACATTAGGTTTACCGTCAATTATTATTAAATGAGCCAGTACATTGCCTCCAAAATCTATTTCAAATGTTTTCATGGTTTTATTAATTATCTAAAAAACACTCTTTTTCTGATTTATATAAATCTGATGCTTTCATATTTTTATCACCCATTTTTTAGTCTGTTGATTTGGTTTATTTGTAAATAAAACCTGTTCCAAATTTCTTAATTGATTTTCTAACTTCACTTTGGTATACATATCGATTACCTCTAATTTGAACGTAGTTATAAAAAGTAAAGTTTTCTATACTTTCAGCAAATAAGCAGCCATCTTCGTCAACCTTTAAAATACCTTTAGATAATTTTTGCCACGTATGACAAATCATTTCACGGCTTTTATATCCAGAACTAAGCTTTTGATAATCAAATTCTATTTCAATTTCATCACCAACCATTAAGTTGTTCAACTTTAAAAATTCATTACAGTAATTAATTAAAAATTCTATATGTAATTTTTTTGTGTCTGGAAATATTATTTCTTTATCCATTTTTACTTTGTTTTAGTCTGTTGATTGCCGCCTGTACCTGTTCTGGTCTACCATACCTATTCGAATACCATACCATGAATTCCTCAAATGTCTTAACGATAATATAAACACCTCCGTTTCGCTCAACATCTTGTTGGTATTTAACCTGGTCTGGCCTTTGTTTATCCTTGCCAAACTTAATTTCACAATATATCGGAGTTCCTTGAATTAAAAGCTTCATATCAGATGATCCTTTCCGGCTTGTTGAAGTTACGAATTTTTCCTTGCTAGTCTGCAGCCTACCCATAGCAGTATCCTTGTAAGTGGCGGCCATTAGTCTACCCTGCGTTTTCGTTCTCTCTGCCAGGAATCCGACTATAGTCGCAAACTTCTCTATTGCCTTTTCAATATCATTAGCCTTTGTTTCCTTAAACTTCGTACCGACTATGTAGTTTGGGTTCATCGATGGTGCTTTGTTCTCTCGGTGGATCTTATCCATCATGCCTAATACTTGTAGGGCGGTTAGGGGTTTACTCATATTAACTCCAGTTGATTTGAGTAGTTGCCCATAAATATACTTGCCCAATAATCAGTACCCTCATCTGTGCAACTCCAAATAAAAGCATGAAGTAAAGCCGATTTTAAGGATCCAACCTTTGTGCCTCCGTTTTTGTATGGAATTATCCTGCAATTACGTTTTGCTTGTTCTGCTACTTTTATTGGCAATTCATCAAGCCATTGTATTATATTTTTCATATTAATCGAAATGTTCACAAAATGTCCACCTATTTGGACATTTTTTATTGTGTTTAAATATAGTTAAAGGGACTTTTTTCTTCAAATGTCCGAAATGTCCAATATGTCCAAACTAAAGGCAAATAGATATATAATAAATAATACCTTATAACTATATATATAGTTATATATAATAATATAAGTCTTATATAACAGTTTGTAATTGTATTTGTCTCTTGGTTGGACATTTCGGACTTATTGGACATTTGGCGTTTTTTATGGGTTTTTAATACTTTAAAGGCTTTTTTAAATGTTCATCAAATGTCCAATCTGTTCACCTACTCACTAAAAAGTAGTCAATTCCAATGAACGTAATCTTAATGAAATTTGACTTTGGTTTCTTCTCAACTATTCTATAGTTCGGAATTGGATACTCGAATTCATAATTTGGATTCTGCAGCCTCCATCTACAGTAAATTAAAAGCCTTAACCTTATTTCGTTAAAAGTATTTAAATCATCAACATCTATACATGTTAGCATATAGTTTAAGTTATCCTCGCACCATTGCCATTCATCCCTTATAATTCCAATATCCGGCACGAATATTTTTCCGAACTTTGGATCTATCTGCGCTATTGTTTTAAAGAGATTCCAGTGCTTATTTCTTAGCGTAAGTGCCATGTTTTATTTTCGTTATAAGTTTTCCTGTTTGGTTTTTTAACCATCGCTTTGCCGATGTTTCTGGTATATCTAAAAATTCTGCAGCTACCTTTACCTCTGCATAAGTAAACGGTTTTTCATCACTAGGCAATAAGTCATAAAGTTTTTTATAATCATCTGGCAATGATGCAGATTGATCAGTAGACCTTGCTAATATTGCATTAGCAATAAAGTAATCGGAAAGCCTAATCGCTTTGCCAGCAGTTTCTTCACTTATTGTATTTTCGACATATACATCAACCCCACAAGCATATTCGATAAGGTGAGCTATAGTGCAAAATCTATGAATATAAATTTCCATTTTTGCCCTAATAGCCCTTATGTGCTCCATATCTGTAACGTTAATTTGAGAAGTGTTTTTGCTCTGCCAAACCTTTACGAGCTTCCATGCTTCTTTTGAATATTGCAAAACTTTACTTTCGGCTTCGTCCCATTGGTTTATTGTGAATTGAAGATCCTGCAGCCTATCTATAATATGTTGATATTCCTCTGTAACATTTTTTGGTAAATATGAATCGTTCCAAGGCTTCTTTTTTAAGTTTAAAGGGTTAACAATTAACCACCTATCAAAGAAACCGCTATCCTCTTTATTGTTAAATGACTTTTCAAATATGGATGGCTGAATTGTTCCTACAATGTTTATAACAGGTTCCTCTATCCGAATAGAACTACTTGTCTTTCTATCTACTACCACGGGTTTACCAGACCAAACGGATAAATAAAATTGTTCATCATTAGATTTGTTATATCTCTGAAATGTATTAAGAAACCCAGCCAATTCATCATTGTAAATCATTATACCTCTTTCGTTTTTACTAAGGCTTTGAACTACTGATTCTGGAGTCGCATCTGATATGATCGTTTTTATAGGCTGTGGAGGCATTTTATCAGCGTTCTTTTCATCTGCGTTGAAATCTTTCATTAATAATTTATATTGGCGGTATATTTCTTTTTCTCGTTTTTCAATAGGCTTTAATGCCCACGACAAAGGCGCTGATTTATTGATTCCAGGAGAGGCTACGATAGCTAGATAGATAGAGTTTCGTTCAATCCATCCATCCTTTACGTTTATACAATGTGTATTACCTATAGAAGCGGATGCTGCGGTCATAACAGAGGCGCATAGAAAATCATTATTGAACTGAAAAACTCCGCAAGTTTCAAGTATTATATCCTGCAAATTATCGGGAAAAAATTCTATCGGGAAATTGTTTTGCATAATTATTTTTAATATTTTAAAACTGTTAGCCGATAAAAAATTATTGCTTTGGCAGCTTATCTAAGTATTCTTTAAGCTTCGTTTGTTTTTCATCAGATAGTACTTTGTCGCCTCTCATTATCATAGAAAAATACTGCTCATGAATACCTATCACGCTTGCTAGGAAATTCTGCTTCAAACCGCTTTCCTTTATACGTCTTTTAAGTGTTTCATTCATAGTGTAAATATAATTATTTTTATTTAATTAAAACTAATAAGGAAAAATAAATAGCGAATATTTTTCAATCCGCTATTCCCCACTAAAAAAGAGACACTCTATTTAAATATTTTTCCCTTACTTCTTGCTCGTTTTGCTCGTTTCGAATAAAAACCTCCATGCGTAACTCTTTGATGTATACTTTCTTCATCTTATATAAATCCTGCTTTCTTGTTTCAAATTTATTTTCAACAGACTTAGGCTTTGCGCGTTTAATCTGTTTGTAAATGGTATTAATAGTTCTTTTAATTGGGGCTTTTTTGATTTCCTTTAACTTAACTACCTTTTTCTTTTTGATAATTGTCGTCTTTTCAATAGGCTTGAGCAACCTTTTTTCAGCAGATTTCTTTTGTCTTTTTTCTTTTAACTTAGGATAGTATTTTTTATCACTTTCGTGGTTGGTGATTCTCCTACGCTCATTCTGCCAAAGCCTACGAGCCTCTTTTTGTTCGGTGGTGTAAATCCTCTTAGCCATAACTAACGCATTGCTTTGAACATCTGACTGATAGCTGATTTTTTATCCTCTGTGTTCGGGTGTACATATAGATTAAAAGTTGTCGATACATTAGCGTGTCCAAGAATAACGCTTACTGTTTTGACGTCTACCTTTGCACCAATCATTCTACTCGCAAATGTGTGCCGTAAACCGTGGAATTTTATTAAAGGGAGGTCTATCGACGCCATTAATTCTTTATAAAAAGCCCTGTAGGTTCTGGGCTCGGTAGGCTTAACGCTACAGGTGAGCAAATAATATTCAGGTCGAACCAATTTCAATAATGGTTTCATTATTTTCATCAAATCAGAACTTAGGGGGATTTCTCTTTGAGAGCTTTTTGTTTTAGCGCTGTCAATAACAATTTCAGTTTTCATTTTACCATTAGCATCTTCACAATAAATGCGCTGAAGTGTTTTACTAATACTTATAGTTCCGTTTTCAATATTTATATCCTCCCATTTTAGGGCGCATACTTCTCCAATACGTAGCCCTGTACTCATAGTCAATAATATTCCCATACTTTTGAATGAGAAATTCTCTTTAACATGCGTCATTAACTTTTTGAAGTCAGTAACAGTTAATACTTGCGTTTGATGATTGGAGTGGTCAGCCGGAAATAAAATATCATATGGCTCATATTCGATCATTCTATACTTTTTCCCATGCTTTAGAATCATCTTTAACACAATCAAAATGTCTTTAATTGTTTTGTGACCCATACCTTCTTTAATTTTCAATAGAACAAAATCCTGAACTATTTTTTCTGTTACCGATTCCAGTTCCCCAAATAATGGGACAATATGATTATTACAGAGTAACAGATAAGCGCTCATCGAACTACGCTTAACATAAAGTTCTTTTGATTTTTTCCAGTCTAGGTAAACCTCTTTTATTTTCATGGCTTTACTTTTTTAATTTTCAACTCGGATGAAATAGGGAAAAGACGTTTTACTTCGATATCATGCCTATCTTCGTTGTTTTCGTCTAAAACTGTACAATAATCAGGGTCGTCCAATATATCTATTAAGACGACTTCGCAATGAGGCGAATTATCTATCAGATAACTTTTACCAATTGATTTTTTCATATCTCTTCAATTTTTAGGTTTAAATTTTTATCGTGAATTATTTCGCTGAATGCAAGGGTGTCGTTATTTCTGTTGAGCAAAATGTATTTTGCTTTGATAGCCTGTTCGAGTACATCGCCATGATAAACCGTACCCATTATCCCGCGTATTGAAAGATTTAATAGTAGTAATGGTATTGAGCGTTGCGATAACTCCCAGCATTCAATTTTGTTATCGGAGGGGAAGTGCATGAGTGGAAAATCAGAGTTTTTACATCTATTCCACCAATCAACTATTATCATGCCTCCATTTCCAGATGTTGGCTCGTAGACTTTCCCTTTCGGTGTGCCTGTGAGCATACTACAAATTAAGCTCGCAGAATAAGGCGTGAAATCCTGCTTATTTTCCTTACGCTGCGCATTCTCATCCTCATATATTTTCTGAAACCAGTCAAACGACATATTATAATTATTTAGCTGCAAAAGTGATTGGTAGATTTCATTTCGTTTATCTATATCACCCAATACAATCGGTAATACCGCCCTGGATAAATCTTGAATATCTTCAATATCAAAGAGGGTAAATAGTTCTTGTTTTTTCATATCTCTAATTTTAATTGTGTATTTGGTTTCATCAGCCTTTGATATCTTTGCCTTATCCATTCAAGGCCGAATAATCGGACTAAAACAAAGTTAATACGCTAGATTTTTCCTCGCTAAATGCTTTGTGATTGGCTGCGTTTATTTTAAAGTAACTTTCCTTTAATTCGATGCTAATAGATTTTCTATTCATCTTTAAAGCAGAACAACCCTCGCTACCAATTCCACCGAAAGGACTTAACACTGTTTCTCCCTCATTCGAATACAAATGCAATATTCTTTCAATCGTATCTAATTGCAATGGTGCAATATGTTTTTCATCATTACCATCACGCCCAGAACGATACTGAAGTGTACGGGAATAATCAATATCATACCAAACAGGTGAAGCGTACTTTTGCCAAAGATCAACTGGAAGATAATCTAATGAAGATGGATCGGTATCATTATGCTTAATTGGCGTTTGGTTATCGCCCTCATTACGGAAAAACAAAATGTAATCTGGAATGCCAACCCTAGTCATTACGCTATCTTTCTTTATTGTTTTGTGAAGTAATCCTAACGCCTTAGTTCGTTGCATTTCGGTAACAGGGTTTTTCCATATAGTTACTCTAGAGTGATAAATAAAACCATGATCTTGAAACCATTGCGTTATCATTCCGCTAAAGTCGCGTAAACCGATATAACCCTCTTTACCTTTTTGAATTGGCAGATCCATGCAATGAATAGCACAAATACGACCAGGTTTTAAGGTTCTTTTAAGTTCTGGAATAAGATATTTAAAATGTTGCTCAAATTGCTTGTAATTAGCTACGTTACCCATATCTTCTTCCTTATCGGAATAAACATACAGTTCAGCAAAAGGAGGAGAGAAAACTACCAAATCCGCAACATTATCATCTAGTTTAGCAGTTTCTTGAACGCAATCACCATTAATTAAATGGTAGTTATTTGTTTTAATTTCCTTATTCTTTATCATTACTTTAGATTTATTTGATTTATAATCTGAATTTGCTGAATACTTAGCCATTTCGTTTATCATTTCAAAATGCCTTTGTTGTTTTTCAAGGATTGATGCCCTAACGTTTATCTGGCTTTCTGGAATCAATATGTGTACCTTAACTTTATTCTTTTGTCCGAAACGATAACAACGCCTTACAGCTTGATAAAATGCCTCAAACTTAAAATCGTATGAAAGGAATATCATTTCATTGCATTGCTGATAATTCATACCAAAGCTGGCAATACTTGTTTTAGTAATTAGGAATTTAAATTCTTCTTTTGCAAAACCATTTAAATGCTTTGCCTTATATTCCGGGCTATCAGATCCTTGAACATTTTTAGAATTGTCAACTATTTTGGACATTAAATCAGTTTCTGTATTACGCAATCCCCAAACAATACACTGCCCTTTAGTTTTTTTTAATATTTCTGTAGCGCAATCAATACGTGCATCAAAAGAACGGTTAAGATCTTTATGTAATTCAGTTGCGCTTACTGCTACATCGTTAAATAAAGTTCCTGTATTATTATCAACCGAAATAAAATGCTCGATATATTCTATTTCTGGTAAATCATAACCATCCGCTTTAAATCCTAATGTAGATGGATGATCTATCGCTATTGACCAAGTGCAAACGTATTTCCAAAATACGTCCTTTGCGTGTTTTCTCAATCTCCATTTACTTGTTTCGCCTCCGTCATGGACAAAGAACATAGCAAGCATTTCAAGATAGCTCATAGCCCCCAAAAACTCCGAGTGCTGCCCTAATTCCATATGATCGTTTGGAGATGGTGTAGCAGTGCAAGCAAGCTTATAAGAAAATTTTTTGAATGTTGAAATAATCAAAGATGACATTGCTCCATCACGTCCTTTAAGAATAGAACTTTCATCTAAAACAACACCTGAATAAATTGAAACATCAACATTTTTTAGTTGATCGTAATTTGTAATATCAAACGACTTATCAGATATTCCGAACTTAATCGCTTCTAATTTGGTTTGTTCAACTACTGCCAACGGGGCAAGAATCAAAACCTTTTGTTTGGTATGTTTCCATACCTGTTCAGCCCATGCGAGCTGCATCAATGTTTTTCCTAATCCGCAATCTGCATAAATCGCAAATCTACCCTTTGACAATGCCGTTTTAACTGTAAACTTTTGAAAGTCAAATAGGTTTTTATTCAACTTATTTTCTGAAATATCAAAGCCACTTTCGATAAAAGTTTTACGCTTAGTTTCTAAAAATTCCGTATATTTTTTATTCATGGTGTAAATTTAAGTCTTATTAAGATTTGTTTTTGTAACGATGTTGTGATGTTTAAGCGGCCGAAAGGTTAGACTAATTCCTTGAACATCGGCCGCTGGATTGTTTATAATTGGACTATTACTTTATGTTTAATATTTTCGACTATTCCCAACCACTTACCCGAATCCCCATCATCTCGAACCCAATGAACTCCAGCCTCGGTAATCTTTCGGACCGTGTACTGCGATCGCTTTCCGTATTTATCCCCAGGGTTAAGTGATCCGATTTCGATTTTACCCGACATAACGAAGCGAATAAGGATTATCCAATGCTATACCGCTTAACTGCCTCAACTTATTCTTGGCAATCATTCTAATATTGGAATTATCGGTTAGTTCACAAAGTTTAATCAATGCCGACATTTCAAATAACAGACATTCCTCTGAATTGCCAACCGATTGAACCA